TGCAACCCCCCCTCTAAGCAGATAGGCTGAACCAAGATTGCCAGCCAGTCCGAACAAGCCGCCAAGATTTGCTGAACGATTTTGCATTGCCTGATTATAGGCGTTCTGCTGCGCTGCCATTTGCGCTGCAAACGCGCCTTGCGTATCAATCCCGCCAGGTGCAAAGAAGCTGCCCTGCTGTATTTGTGGGCCACCCAGCAGTGCTGCCAGTTCGTTAAAGTTTTGACCGCGCAGTGCTGTGCGCTCTGCAATCTGCCGCTGGCGTGCCTGATTGGCGATCTGGTTGCTAAGTAGCTGGTCGGCCACTTGCTGCTGTCTGGCTGCATTGGCAAGCTGTGTGTTTGCTGCCGCTTGGCTAAAGCCTTGGCCTTGTGCCGCCAGTCCAAACTCACCGCTGGCCGCACGCTCACCAAACTGCTGCGCCCTGATGTTGCGTGCTTGGTTGACCAGCCGGTCAGATTCCTGCCCTGCCGCTAGTGTCGCCTGCTGTGCCAGCCGTCCTAGCTGTTCGCCTTGCTGTGTCTCCAAGCGGTTCACAGCGTCGTTGTAGCCCTGTGATGTGATCGGGATGCCGCGATCAGCCAAGTTTTGCTCCAGCGCCTCACGCTGCTGCGTAAACTCTGGCTGCAACAGCCCTAGCTGCCGGTTGAACAGTGTTTGCTCAATGTTGCTGCGAAACGCCTCTGGATCGCTCTGTAAGGCCGTCAGACCCTCTGTGCTGATGCTGGTGGGCATAGGCGTGGTCGTGCTGATCTGGCTTTGGAATGCAGGCAGGCCGGTAGTCGGGTCAATGTCTTGTGCCTGTTGCACGCCAGCCAATGTTGGCGCTGTTCTAAACGGGTTCTGGAAATCAGGATCATCAGCAAAGATTGGCGATCCATCAGCGTTTTGGCCAATGACTTGTCGGCCTGTCACACGATTGAACGCAAGGTTGCCAAGCCCCAAGCCGGTGCCTTCAGTAGCCGCACGCATCTGCGCCTGAAACGGTGTTTCCTGCGTGAATGCTGCTGCCATACCATCTTCTGGCACTGGCCCTTGCACAAACTGCCCCTGATCGCCCACAGAGCCAAACAACAGGTTGCCATAGGGCGTGAACTGCGTGATGCGATTGGCGCTGGCCTGGGCATTTATCAATTCATTAGGATCAGGAACCGGCGGTGGTGAAGGCGCTGATTTCATTGTCTTAATCCTTTAACCATTTACATTCGTCCTTCAACATTCCCCACAAGATGCCATCATCTGGCCCATGCAGATGTCGCAGCCTGCCCTCTTGCACAAAGCCTAGCTGCCTGTTCATTTTCATTGCCTTGGCGTTTGCCTCGTTGCACTGCACCAGCAGCCGGTGCGCCCCGACTTGCTTGAACGGATACGCAAACAGCGTGTGCAGGACAGATCGGGACGCCCAGCGCCGGGAGGATGCAGCTATTGACGCCTCGATCTGCCCTTCTCGTAAGTCATGGTAAATCGCAGCGCAGATAATCTGGTTGTCACGCTCAACGCCAATCGCCACGCTTGGCCCAAACTGCCCAATGCCGATGCGGTTTGCCGCCCATGATTTTAGATAATCGTCTGCACCAAAGATGATGCGGTTCACTTTTGGCTGTCCTTGATGGCTTTCAGTGCATCATAGATGTTTGGCGGTGGCGGCTGATCGATCTCCCACTTGCACAGATACTCCCGCGGCTTGTATTCACGCGGGAACTCTAGCGAGAAACTAAGGATTTCTTGTGTATTGTGAGCGCCCCTGTAGACGCAAAACTCAGTTTTTTTGTCTACCTTCACGCATTTGATTAGACGGCAGACCGTCAGATCGTTCTGTGCTTGTGCAAAAGCTGTCCCAGCGCAAAACGCCGAAAAGCAAATCATGAATAAGATTTTCATCAGATGCTCTTGAGGTACTGAACAAATAGGTATAGCAAGCCGCCACCGCCAAGAATGATGGCCGGTAGGACTGTCCACAGTATTAGCGCGTCACGCATCTTTGCGCGGCGCTCCAATTCTTGCTTTTGCAAAGCCCTTTGTCTGGCTATTTCAGCTTGGAGTTGCTCCCACTGGCCGTGTTTGCCGTAGACATTAAAAAGTGACCGCAATTCCTTACGCATGTTATCAAGTTCTTGTTTCCTAAAAAATTCGTCAATCCCAGCCTGTTCAGCCCCTGACATTTTAGAAAATATACCGTTCTTTTTTCGTGTTGCACCAAATTGCAGTTCAGCTTCAGCCTTGGCGTATTTTGAAATTGGCCCTGCTAATGCAGACAAATCCTTTCCCGCCTTTATGGCGCTTGAAATCGCCCCACTGGCAGCGCTAACGGCGCTGAATGCTGTAATGGGATCAATCATCAGTACAGCCTTTCTTCAGTGTCCTCTGCCATTTCGACAGGCAGGCAATATGCCGTGATCTTCTCTGTCCCAGGCCGCGTGTAACCGTAGTTGCCGTAAACACGAACCATGCGCGCGGCATACCACTGGCAGTCCACAAGGCTGCGAAATATCATTTTGTCGGAGTGTAGTTTTTGGTTATCGCCCAAGCCGATGTATACCATCAGAACAAAGACTGTGATCACTGCCCCAGCAGTACGCCTACAAGAAGAACGATAGTGGTGCCAGCCGTGCCAATCATAATGTGTTCAATGCGCTTGATCCGCAGGATGGTTTCTTTCCAACGCTCAGCGCACACGGCCTCATGCGTGTCAATCTGAGACTTTACAGATGTAACGGTAGGCTTAGACATTACCAACCAGCCGGTACGGCCTGACGCATTGGCGGGTTAGCCAGCGCGGTCATTTGGTCATCAAGCAGCGTCTGCATTTCAGCTTCGGTCTTGCTGAGTGACTCAAGCGTCTTGGTCTTGGCCCAGTCCTTTGTAACGCTGTCAAATGCAACAAAGTCAGGGTCATCAGCTTCCGGTGTCTCCAAACCAGCGGTGCCGTATGCCGACACAGACAGCGGCTGGCCTTCTGCGTTTGTCTCGCTGTCGCTGACGGCTGTGACGCGCCAATGAATTGTTGAAATCACGTCGTCATGCTGATTTTGCGGCTGATTGCATACGTCGAATCTAAAGTTCCAAGTGTATGTGTTTGCCATTTGTTTATGCTCCTTCAAGTGCGGTAAGTCGTGTCTCAAGGTCGGCCCGTTGCGTCTCAAGGGTTTCAATCTTGGCGATGGCTTGTTGCAATGCGCCGGTCAGCAGCGGCACCAGCTTGCTCTGGTCGATGCCCTGCATGACAGGAATAGTGTTGCCGTCTCCGTCTAGCTTGTTATCGCCAACAGAAGTGCCGTCAGGCGCATCGCCATCATCAATCTCTTGCTGTGTCCAAGTTTCGACTTCGTTGTGTGTGCCGGTGATAGCTTCCGGTACGACAGCCTGTGCCTCGTGTGCAAGGAAGCCGTCAACAGTGATGTCAGGGTCTGCGATGAAGTTAAACCGCTTTGGTGCCAGTGCTTTGACACGGTCTATTGCGCCGGTCATGTCCACAACTGCTTCTTTTAGGCGGTGGTCAGAGGATGTAGCGTAGGTAACTGCTGTTGTACCATTCATACTTACGCTACCAATAACACTGCCATTACGAGCAAACTGCATAAATTTATCACCGCTGCTTGACGAACTTGTTTTTTTAATTTGAACAAATCCACCGTTTTGAGTGTTGCCTCTTAATTCTAACCCGCCGCCATCTCCTGTTGCGTTAGTAGTCCCCACCAGCAAGTTTGCGCCGTCAACGCGCATGCGTTCTGCTAAAGTTCCTGTTTCAGGTTTGGTGTTAAATACTAAAACACCACCACTGTCATCTCCTGCATTGCTATCTGTCGTCACTGAACGACCAGAAATCGCTGCAACAAGTTTTCCTGTGTTGTTGTTACTTCCATCAGTAGAGTTGTTTTGATTTGCAAATCTTATACCACCAATCTCTTGGTCATTAGCACTTGTATCACGAGATAAAACTAAAGTTCCTGAGCCATTTGCCGTTCCTGCGGAAGCTTCAAGAAACCTATTAGAAGAGCCTAGTGTTCCTGTAGTAATGTTAGCCGTCCCGATTCCCACCGACCCGCCGTTTGTGATGCGCATTGCTTCGGAGCCAGCCGTGTTGAAACTTAAATCTGTGTTAGTGCCAGCACCCGCATTTTGAATCGTTGCAAACCCATTACCAGCGACGTTTTGCAGCTTTAAAGGGAGGCCAGCGCGTATTTCGACAGCCGTATCGACATAGGCAGTGCCGGAGAGGTAAAGGTCTTTAAAACGAGCATTTGATGCACCCAAGTCAATCGCGTTGTCCCTCGTCGCACCTGTTGTTGGATTTACTGGCGCAATCAGGTCAACGGAATTATTGAAGGTTAGCCCTGCATCGTCTGTTCCGATGTACATATCTGCGCCAAAAACGCTAATCACCCCCACAGTGGTGCCGTCTTTGCGAAATTCTTGAATGGTTCCGTCCGAACTATTGCGACCTAGCCCAAGAGCATAGTCTCCATCTGCAACAAAGATGTTTTGTGCGCCGGATGCGGTAAACTGTGAGCCGGTATTTGAGTAGCCTGTTGCAGTTCGCCCCACCATCACGGTGTTGCTGCTATTGATGCGCATTGCTTCGGAACCGTCCACACTAAACGAAATCAAAGATGCAGCAGCCGCATTTGTGTGGTCAGCACGAAACTCCATCTGACCAGCACTGTTGATAATCTCGTTTGTCCAAGTGCCGTTGCTAAAGTCAATAGATGCGTTGCTTGAGTTTAATGATAATAGGCGAGTCGGCCCCGTAGTCCCAATACCAACCCTATCATTTCCCGCATCTACAAACAGCATATTGGCGTTGCCGTTGGACTCAACACGGAAGTCGGTGTCGTTGCTGTCTTCATTGATGACAACTGCTGAATTTGATGCGCTTATGAGTTTTGGAAAACTGCTTGTATCCCCGTACAGCTGGAAAGTACCAGCACTGTTTCCAACTGCCATTGAGGTTGTATTGTCAGTGAGTACAATATTGACGCCAGCATCGGTTGAAACAACTGTAAGTGCATTATCTGTTGTGCCAGAGTTGATGTTTGCGGCACCATTAATATCAAGGCTGCCGCCAGTAATGACGCCTGTGGTGGTGATTGCGCTAGAACCATTATCAATGCTTCCAAAGCCGCTGGTGATGCTACCGCTGTTCAGTGCGCCAGTCGTGACGATGTTTGAACTACCAGCAGCCGGTGCTGCGCCAATATCAGAAAGCACCTCTGACGCAGACCGACCTTCAATGGCCGTGCCAGCCACGCGCAGGAAATCATCATCTACCACGCCGCTCGTGAACTTTGGCACGTTGTTGTTAGATATGCCTGTGTTGAGCGTGGCAGTCGCTGTGATGGCCGTGCCATTCAGCGTCATGGCATCTGCTTCAAGCGTGCCATCAATGTCAGCATCACCGCTGATGTCTAGGCTACCGGCATCAAGTTCGCCTGTCAGCGTCACGTTGCGAAAGCTGGCAATGTCCTTATTACTGTCAACGATCACAGCCTTGGATGCCGTTACAGTGCCTGCTGTGACGCCGTCAATGGCCTCTAGTTCAGCCTCGCTGATGACAGCACCTGACCCCAGTGTCAGATCACCGCCGACTGTTAGATTGCCTGCAACAGCCGTTGTGCTACTGGCCACAGTGCTGTTGGGCGTGTGTGTGAGGTAGTTGACAAAGCTGCCGCTGATTTTGCTGCCCAGTGTCAGCACACCGCCGTCAGCAATGTTGAGTTTGTGCTGGTCTGCGTTGTCATCGCCTTGGTCAGCCTTCAGCACGATGCCAAGCGCTGCGCCCTCTACGTTGGCTGCAATCTCAAGGCTGTCATTGGTGCTTTCATCATACTGAATGGTGATGTCGCTGTTTGTACCAAGCACGATGGTCTTGTTGTCAGGTACAGTCAGACCCTCTGCAAACGGGATTGCCGCTGTGCAAGTCTGTGTGCCGTCTTTCAGGATGCAAGTGGACAGGCCAGTCGCAAAGCCATCAAGTTCTGTGTCAAACTTGGATGCAAGGATTTTGACGCCATTATCTCTGTCTGTCGTGCAGTCAAATGTGCGTGAAAACGTACCGCCGGAAAATGCCATTAGAGTGGCCCCCCTGGTGCAAATGTATAGTGAGCGCTGATGAAGCTGATGGTTTGCGTGCTGGTTGCAACCTTAATGCGCAATGCACTTGAGTAGCCTAGCCGGTTGACCGCCTTGCGCCGCTTGGTAACGCCAGCGCCAGCCGTGTCAGCATAGAAAAAGTCATCATAGGTGGCGGTATCCCACGCCGCCAAATTTGACTGAAAGGTGACCGGCGAGACATCAATGGCTGCAACGGGCGCTTGATCAACGCCTACGCCAAAACTGAACACAACGTCTGTTTCGCCCTCAAGCATTGGCTGCACGCTGCTGAAGCGCTTTACACCGCCTCTGTCGCCAAAATAATTATAGGCCGTAGCCAAATCACCAACAATGTTTTCGCCATTATCAGCATCACCAGTCACCTTAAAAACAACACCAGACGCGCTGCCGAAAAACGTATCGCCGTTGAACTGGCCCCAGACATGGGCTGGTATGTTCTCAAAAATGCACCACGCCCTGATGATCGGGTTGAACACATGCTGGTTGAAAGGATCAACGTCATCAGTCGGATAGTTAAAATAGACCTTGTCGCCGTCAGGACTGACAAAGACTTGCCAGCCGGTTGATGTGCCGGTGGCCTTGACCTGGCTGATGACGGTGCCGCGTATCTTCTCTGATATGGCCGCTGCCTTGTTGCCAACGATGTCTTGGCGCACAACCTGGCTCAAAGGCAGATAGCCCTCTTTGGTCATCACGATGACATCGCCGCCCAGCTTGGCAATGGCGCGTTTTTCATTTATCGGCTCTGCAATCCGGAACGTACCAACCAGGCTGAAATCACTGGCAGGGTTTGATCCTGAATACAGCAGCACCTCGCCCGATGTCATTATGATGCACAGCAGATCATCAACGCCCTCACCGCCATCAATGGTGAGCGTGTTGATCATTATGATGTTGCCGCCGAATGTGCCGACCAAGCCGACAGGGAACTTGGTAAAGTTTCCTTGAAAGGTGTCCACAGTGGCGCTGTGGTAAAAGTTCTGACTGGTGCCTGTCCAGTAATAGACGCGGTTTTTATGCGCGTGAACGCCGGTCAGCGTGTTGGCGTTGACGCTATCAGACAGCGTGATCGACAAATCACTGGCGCTTGACCCGTCCCAGCTAAAAGGCACGTTCGCCCCTGACGGCACAAAGATGGTGTTGTTGTTGAACTCAATGCTTTCTGCCCTGCCGTTGGCAAGGCCGGTTTTCTTGCTGACGGCTGTCCCGCTGTCGATCTGGTACAGCGTGCCGTTGCTGCCAATTGCCAGAAGCTGCCGGTTTGCGCCAGCATTGTGCTCCACCAGTGTTTCAACATTGCCGGTGCCAATCCCTGTACAAAAACTGGTGTATCCGTCGCGCAGGGTGACTTTCTCCACAGTCGGAAAAAAGTTGGACATGATCAGCGCGTCTGTCGGTGACATCGCATCAATACTGTCACGGCTGTTCAAACCGCCCACAGGGGCTGGCACGCTGACCGCCTTAACGCGGTAGCCTCTTGATGTCGGCAGTGCTTGCAGCATCAGACGGCCCCGTATCCACTATCAGGCAGATTGTAAGAATAAGGGCTGACAAGCAGGCGTCTGGCGTCATCCAGGCTGATGACCGGCGCACCGCCAGCGCGGCTGATGGCTTGGCGCAGTTCAAGCTGGTACTGCCTGAAATCCTCATCATATGTCAGGCCGTGGTTCTGCTTGAACCGCCAGGTGACGCCCATCTCAATCAGTGTTTCATCTAGGATGCCGACATCTGTGTCTGCTGCCATAGCGGCCTGTGAGGTGCCGCCGCTGCTTTGATTCCAGTGACTGCTGACATACTCAAAGCCAATAGCTTCGGCTGATGTTGGTGTTGGCGTGATGTCAAACTTAAGGACATTGCTTGACGGCTTGAAGCGGAACTTTTGCGTGATGCCTGCGCTGGCTGTGCCATAGCGATCCTGCTGGAACTGCTGCGGCGTGATAGGCCCGACCATTTGATCCAGATCGGTGCGGTTGTACATTGTGCTGCCCACAGAGCGATCATAGTCAGTCGGCAGATCGTTCT